TTCGCATCTGTTACCGCATCCATCACCTTAGTAAACCCGTTCCGCGCCGCTGTGGCCATCGAATCAAACCACGGCATCAGGCCCATTAGTCCGTCGATCATCTTCCTCACCAACGGCAGTAGGGCGGTGCCCATCTTTTGACCGAGTGCGGCGAAGTTGTCTTTAAGGGTCGACCATTTGCCAGCCGTGGTTTCACTGAGTTGCGCCATGCCGTCGGCGAATTGCCCGCCGCTTGCTGTCATATCCCGAAACGCGATGCCTAGGTGCTTGGATGTAATCTTGCCCTCGGATGCCAGTTTTTTCACTTCCGATATTGGAACACCAAGTTGTTTTGCGAATTCCTGCAACACTGGAATTCCGCGGCCGGTCAACTGGTTAAGATCGTCGCTCATTAGCGTGCCCTGCACGTTTGCCTTTCCGAAAAGCTCTGCCAGTTCTCCGATGTCGTTCCCTGTCAGCGCGGCGATGTCGCCAAGGTTTCCAAGCGTATCCATGACATCGCCTGCCGGCACGTTGAACGCCAGCAATTGCTGGGCCGCGTTTCCTATGTCCATTTTTTGAAATGGAGTCTTGGCGGCAAATTCACTAATGCCGGCGATCATGGCTTTGGCCTTGTCGCCGCTTTTCAGCAACACGCGGAACTTGACCTCCAATGTCTCCGCGTCAGATGCCAGTCCTATCATCCACGCACCGGCCGCTTTCGCTGTGCGGATTCCCACATACGCCGCGGCCAGTTTGGCGACGCTGCCGGCCATTGACCTGACCGACGACTGACTACGCTTCATCGACTTGTCAAACTTCCCGGTGTTCGCCGTCAGGTTGACGACTAATTTGTTCAGGCTGGCCATGATCTGCCACCGCTCCAAACTGAGCCCGAAACATATCGGACATTTGATCCGGTTCGACTTCTTGTATTCCGTCGTCGCCAGGTAAAAACCAATGTGGTTCTGCTGATGTTCCCCAGGCACGACACAGTGCCGTGAAACCTAACGCCAACACGTCACACACTCTGTTGATTCCGGTGCCCTCGACGACATCTAACGCGGCGAATTCGTCGAGCTGCTCCGGTGTCATTTCGTCCAGGAACTTCCGCCAGTCTGTGCGACCACAACTCAGAGCCAGACGCATCGCTAGCCGCTGGGTGTGGTCTCTTCTGAGTTTCCCGCCAGTTCCTCGATGTCGTTTTCCGTGACGCCTGTGATCTCCAGTGCCGCGTTGACGATCCGTTCGACGACTGCCGCGTCCTGCTGGCGGATTGCCTCGAGGTCATCGTTCGTAAACAGCGGCTGGCCGTTGTCATCGCGGACAGACCGAACGACCAGGCGTTCTCGGATCTCGTTCTGTTTTACCCTGTCGGCTTTGCCGTTCGGTTTCCGGAATTCTTTCTCCCAGGCTGTCCGCTCGCCGGCAGTCCATCCATAGACCCAGCAGGCGTGACCGTTGCCGAACTCCGGCAGTGGCACGCGTTCCCGCCGGCGTGGAATCGGTTTAAGAAATGTGTCGCGGTCGATCATGGTGCGTTTCCTATCAGCTTGCTGCGAATGTGATATTGCCTGAAATCTGGCCACCGATTGTCGCTTTTAGGCCGTCATCCATGACAACTGAAGAATCCAGAGTCAGACCAGCAGAACCAAACGAGATGCCGCCTTGTGCGTTCGGGTAGTCGATCACAATGGCCGGGTCTGACGCCGTTTCCAGTGCAGCCGCCGCGGTCAGGCTGGCGAAGAATGCGGTCTGTGTGGCATGCACCGACGGATCGAAAAATACTTCCGCCGACCAGGTGCCGGGCTCATAGTAGCCTGTGCGTTGATATTGCTTGCCGTCGGTCGACGTGTCGAGACTGGTGGCATCGTAGGTCTGAATTTCGAGGCCAGAAAAATCGACGCTGAGCAGTTGCGTCACGCTTCCGCCGACAGATAGTGTTGCGCCTTTGCATGCGATCTTAGTCATGGGTCACCTATGCTGGGTTGTAAAGAATTTGCAGATCGAGAGTGCTTGCGTGTTTGCCGATGTCCGATCCATCAACCGGCGGCTCAAATTGGTCGCTAACGCTTTCCAGGATCACCGCGGAAATGGTTTCGGTGCCGGCTGCCCCAGAATAGTCTTCAATGAACAATCGCACCGCGTCGGCCACGGCCACCGACGACACGCCGCGTTGAGCTCGGCAGATAATCGAGAAGTCGATTCCTCGCAGGTTGCCGGTGTTGTCGCTGGTCATGAACTCATCGGACCCGTGTTGCAGGATCACAATGTATGGCAGGCCGCAGCCCTCGGGAGCCTTGTCGAGATAGATGCGGGTCGATACCAGATCGGTGATCGATGACTGAGCGTTCAGTAGTGTGATGAGCGAGGCTCTCATTTCTTGCTGGCCTCGCGTTCGATGCCTGCCCTGAGTGTTGTCTTGAGCTTGGCGAATGCCGGCTGCTCTGCCTGGCCCCAGGCTCTCATGATCGCACCGGATGCCGGTGCCGTCATGCGACCCGTTGACCCGCCAGACTTCCGCATACGATTCGCACCGCTTGACGACAGAAAAAACACGGCGTGCGGCATTCGCGTCGAGCTGCCTTTTTTCTTGCCGACATTGACGCCCACGAGTGCCTCGGTTTTGCCGGTCTTCTTGTTCAGTTTTTTGAACCGCTGACCGATGGACTTCTTGACCCGCGATGTAACTTTTGCGTTCGGCGTGGTGACCTGGCCTTTCATCGCTTTTGACACGCTCCGCAGTGACACGAGCACAGCCTGTCGCATCAGCTTGTTTTGCACCGATGAACGCAGCCGGCTCAGTTGCCGGTCGAGTGCCTTGTCGCCTGTGAGCGTTGCGAATTTCGCCATCTACATCACCGCCCGTTTGGTCTGGATTTCCATCACGGCCCCGGCGTTGTCGATGTCGATTACGCTGACGATGTTGTGTTCTGTGCCGTCGCGTTCAACGAGTCGATCCGCAGGCGTTGCCGTGGCCAGTGTCGAAAAATACCGCGACGTCCAAACATGCGTGACATCGGCTTCAAGCCTGTCGACTTTCCAAAATTCACGACCACCTCGGCTGACGCATCCGACCCAGGTTGAACAGACCTCTTCCCAGTTTGCGGCGTCGGTGTTGTCGATCTGGCCGTGGGCGTCCTGTGTGGCTGTGGATTTCAGCCGGCGGATGCTCACGCGGTTTTTGTATCGGCCTGAGGTCATGCTACGGGCGATCTCCAGCGGAGTTGATCGACGAGCCCCCAGTAGGCTTGCACGACGTGTAGCGTCTGGCCGAACACCACAGATTCACGGTGCTCGTACCAGTGCGAGACGAGGATCTTGATGGCGTGAGCGGCTGCCGTTGGCACCGTTGAAAAGCCGGCCACAAATGTGACCAGCACCGCGGCGGGTCGCTGTGATCGTGTCGTTGGCCAGGTGTTATTCAATGTCAGCATGATCCGGCCCGGACTGGTCGACGTGTCGACGCTGTAGTTGCTTGAGGCTAGCGTTTGGCTGGCATCATCGCCGTCGTAATAGGTCACGCTCGTGACGCTGGTCACCGGCGGCCGGTCGAGTGTGATCACCTCGTTTCCTGTCGGGAATGTGTCAAGCCTCAGTTGCCAGGTCTGGGCCATGATTGAGATATCGGCATCATGTTCGAGCTGTGCCGTGGCCGCAGCGGTCAGGCTGTCTATGTATCCGTCGTCGTCAATGTTCGACGCGTCGACTCGCAGGTGGTGCTTGATCTCCGAACGCAACACCGGGTCCGCTGTCGGGTCGACGCTACGAGTTAGGCTTGCGTGTTGGCTTAGCACTGGCGTCCTTTTTTTTGGCTGGTTTTTTGGCTGGTTTTGCAGCGGTGATCTCGATGGCCCCGCCGGCGGCGATGTAGCGTTTGGCGTCGTCGTCATCGACGTCGTATTGCTCGCCGGAATTCAACGCGAAGTTCACACCGGCGTATGTCGTGAGCATTTGGATTCGCATGGTCTTTCCCTCTCTGACCCGCGGCCGCCCGGCGGCATGGGAAAACCACCGGGCGACCACTAGCGGCGAA